TATGCCGAGAGCCTAAGTCCCGTCAGGCCGTGGTGCAGCTCTGGGACGCCGAAGACCTCACTCGGTCCACTCTAGACAAAGCCTGCAATACTTCGATGATATTCTCCCGCAGTCCGGAGGGCTTGCTGGATCTCCTGGTCACCAACCGCTCCAATGACGCTTGGTTCGGTTACGCCGGAGCGAACGCTGTGCATTTTACCGTAATTCAGGAGTTCGTAGCCGCTGCGCTAGGTTGGCCGCTGGGGGTGTACTCCACCGTGACGGCTAATCTGCACCTCTACACCGAGCTGTATGATGCCGCGCGGTACGTCAGCTCCCCGCCCCCCGCGGAGGACTTCGATTTCTACCGCACGCTCAAGCTCACTGCGCGTCCGCTCATGGAGAATACGGACTACAAGTCATTCCTCGTGGACTGCGAGCAGTTCTGCCGCGACCCCTTCAGCCTGAGCGCGCACTACCGGCATGAGTTCTTCCCCGCTGTGGCGCGGCCTATGGCGCTCGTGAGCCGAGTGCGCAAGCTCCACACCGCCGACGGCCTACACTGGGCTAACCAAATTGAGGCGCGCGACTGGCGCTCGGCGGTAAAAGGCTGGATACGCCGCAGGGAGCAGGCGCGTAAAAACCCCTGACTTGCCCGCTGCGGGGAAATGAGCTAAACTAATTTTTCTGCAGTCGATAACTCCCTATAACCTCTAAATAACTGGACTCTCACTGTGAAACACACTTTAGACTTCATTCAGGCCGGGGCGGACGTCAAGCGCTTCCACACCAAGCTCACGCTTCAAAGCGAAACCGTCGGCCACCACTCCCATGGCGTAGCGATGGTGTGCCTGCTGATTAACCCCCAAGCCAGCGCGCGACTTTTGACTGCCGCCCTCATTCATGACCTCGCGGAGCACGTAACGGGAGACATCCCGAGCCCCGCCAAGCGCCGCTACGGCATAGGCGAGCAGGTCAACGCGCTGGAATTTCAACTCCTCGCCGAGGCCGGTTTACCCTTGTCCACGCTAACAGAGGAAGAAAAACGTACCTTAAAAATAGCCGATATCTTCCAGGGGATGCTGTTCTGCGCTCGTGAGATATCGTTGGGTAATCGCGAAATGCGCGAGGTCTTTAAGAACTACGTGTCTTACGCCGAGGCGATGAACCTTCAAGGTCGCCACCTGGAGCTGTTTAACCTGATTGAGGATAAAGTATTATGAGCGCGAATGATAAACAAGTCGGCGGGGTGCACTACCAAACCACCGGCGGAATTCAGCACTGGGATTACTGCGACGCTAACGACGTGCCTTACCTCGAGTCCGCCTGCACAAAGTACGTGCTGCGCTGGCGGGAGAAGCACGGTCTGCAAGACCTGCTCAAGGCGCAGCATTACCTGCAGAAACGCATCGAGAACCAACTCGCCGGAACGGGCGCGCCGCGGGGCGGGCGGATGAGCTTCGGCGATTATATTAGATTCGTGAACGGCAACGGCCTGACCGAGCGCGATCTGGAGCTCGAGATCATTACCCACGTGATGCACTGGAGCAACCCGGAGGAGCTCGAGACTGCGTGGCTCGCGCTGGAGGAGTTAATCAAACTCGCCGCCGCTGAAGACGGCGACGCGACCCCCGCCTACGTGAATCAGGACTGACCCGCGTGAGCCATACTATCGTCATCGACACCGAGGTCTCCCCGAACGGGTTCTTACTTTTGGGTAAGATCCTGGAGACCGATGCGTATTTCCACATCTGGCTGAGCGAGACGGGAGGCCGCGAGCGTGTTAAGGAGCTCATGGAGTCCCGCAACACGTTTGTGACTTTCAACGGCAACCGTTATGACCTCCCTATGATTTCCGCAGTAATCGGCGGGTTTAGCGGCGCGCAGCTTAAGCGCATCTCGGATTCTATCATCGAGGGCAACCTTTCGGCTTGGAAAGTGCAGCAGCGTTTTAAAGTGCCGGAGCTCAAAGTGGACCACATTGACGTGATGCTCGTCGCGCCGTCCTTTGTGGGGCTTAAGACCTACGGCGCGCGGATGCAGATGCCCCGGCTGCAGGACCTGCCGTTTCATCACGCTGAGCCTTGGGCGGAGAGCCAACTGCCGGTCATCTTGGAGTACTGCCGTAATGACGTCGACACCACCGCCGAGCTGCTGAGCCGGCTCACCCAGCCAATGGAGCTCCGGGTGGCGATGTCTAAGGAGTACGGCGTGGACATGCGGAGCCTGTCGGATACCCAGATGGCGGAAGTCGCTTTTGTTAAACGCTTGCGCCTACCGCGTAAAGAGAACTCCGTACCCGCTACCCTGCGCTACACCGTACCGCATTTTATTGAGTTCAAAGCGCCGCATCTTAAAGCGCTAGCCCGCGCCATGGGGGAGCACGTCTACGTCATGAACCAGCGGACTGGGCACGTAGTGCTGCCTGAGTTTTTAGGTCGGCAGCCGGTGCGCCTCAACGCGGGGGTTTATCAAATGGGGGTGGGTGGAATCCACTCCACCCATGACCGCGCGGCCTGCCACGTCGCGGATGAGGACACCGTGCTCACCGATATTGACGCCGCGAGCTTCTACCCGAGCATACTGATTAACGGCAACCTGGTGCCCGCCGCACTCGGTCCGGCCTTCCTGGAGGAGTACAAAGAGGTCTACCGTAGGCGGCTGAACGCTAAGCGCTCGGGCGATAAGACGACCGCCGAAACGCTTAAGATTTCTCTAAACGGGACTTTCGGTAAAACGGCCTCCCGCTGGTCACCGTTGTATTCGCCCGATATCATGCTCGCCATCGTGCTCACCGGGCAGCTGACCCTGCTCAGCCTGATAGAGAGGCTTGAGGAAGCCGGCGCGCGCACGCTCTCCGCTAATACTGATGGCATAGCTATAGCTTACCCTAGGGCGCTCGGTTCGGCAGTAGAGAGCGTGGTTTCGGGCTTCTCAGTGCTCAGCGGTTTTGAGTTCGAGTACACGCCTTACCGCGTGCTAGCCATGAAGGACGTGAATAATTATTTTGCGGTGAAGCTCGACCGCTCCGTTAAGACTAAGGGTATTTACGCGCCCCCCGACCTACGTAAGAACCCGACCGCGCCGATTTGCGCTAAAGCCGTCTCGCTCTGGCTCGCGCACGGAACCCCTTTACTTTCCACCGTAAAGTCAGGTAAAATAGAGGAGTATCTGAGTGCCCGCAACGTAACCGGCGGGGGCGTTCAGGGGGAGATTTACCTCGGGAAAGTAGTCCGCTGGTACAGCTCGACCGATAACTCGCTACCTCCGCTAACTTACGCCTTGAACGGCAACCTCGTACCTAAGACCACCGGCGCTCGCGCGCTGATGAGCATGGAGCCCGGAATGCGCCACCCTGAGGACTTAGACTACGGGTGGTACTACCGGGAGGCTATACGCATCGCCGCCGACATCGGCTGCAGGGACTACCTAACGGAGGAGCAGATAGCAGTTATCACCCCGCCACCTAAAGTTAAAAAAGCACGTAAAACCAAGGAAAAGCAATCATGACTCAGAAACAACAAAGACCGCCGGTGGTGTGGATCGTGCAGAACGATATCCGCAAAGACTTTGCCCCGGCGGAGGCCTACGGCACCCTAGCGGAGATCTTCTACGGTACGAGCGACGTCGCCGAGCCGGATAAACTCGTGGAGCACGCCCGGCGCTCAATGCGGAACTGGGAGCCGGGGGATTACTTGCTGATGGTAGGTGACCCGAGCCTCTGCGCGCTCTGCCTAGCCATAGCTTTAGAGTTCGACCCCACCGGACGGGTAACGCTGCTCCGTTGGGACAGGATCAAACGGGCGTATTCGGTGCTGCCGTTAGATTTTAATGCCTCCTCAGCGCCGTTATAACTTTTTAACTTTTTACACAGGAGTACCTTCTATGTCTTGGAAAGACACCCTAGTGACCGGTAAGCAGGCCACCCCGCCGCGTATTTGCGTGTACGGTAGCCACGGTATCGGTAAGAGCACCTTAGCGGCGCAGTTCCCAGCGCCAATTTTCATCAGCACGGAGGACGGTATCGACTCGCTCGACGTGACCTCCTTCCCCCGTGCGCAGAGCGTGAAGGAGGTGGTAGCGAATATTAAAATCCTCATCAAAGAAGAGCATGAGTTTAAGACCGTGGTGGTGGACTCGGTCGATTGGCTCGTGGAGCCGTTAATCGTGAGCAACGTCGAGGCCGAGCACGACGCAAAAGACCTCGCCTACGGTAAAGGGCAGATGCTCGTCGCGGAGGAGTTTAGGGAGATCCTGCAGGGGCTGGACGCCATCCGGCGTAAACGTAACATGAACGTAGTGCTCATCGCGCATGCCCACGTCGTGCGCTTTGAGTCCCCTCTCACCGAGCCCTACGACCGCTACGTACCGAAGCTCCCTAACCGCTGCAACGCGCTGCTGCAGGAGTGGGTGGATGTGCTGGCGTTTGCCGCTTTTAAGGTTATTATTAAAAAGGCCGACGTCGGCTTTAACAACACCGTCGCCCGCGGCGTCACCACCGGGGAGCGCCTGCTGCATATGGTGGAGAACCCTGCCTTCGTCGCTAAGAACCGCTACGCCTGCCCGGAGGTCATCGGGCTGTCGTATGAGGAAATCAGTAAACACTTACCTATCGTCAATTAAGGAGCATTATAACATGGCAAAATTCGGATTCGAGACCTCTGAGTTTGAGGGCACTAGCAATACTTTTGAAATCATGCCCGAGGGTGAGTACACCCTGAAGGCCACCGAAGCAGACCTGAAGGAGACTAAGAAAGGCGACGGCGCGTACCTCGCGGTCACTTTTGAGGTCGTCAAGGGTGCGCACGCGGGGCGGAAGGTTTGGCAGAACTTCAACATCCACAACCCGAGCGAGAAAGCTCAGCAAATCGGCCGCGAGCAGGTCGCGGGCTGGGGCAAGGCCGCCGGTAAGCCAAACGCCCAGGACTCCGACGAGCTGCTGGAGCGTAGCTTCCAGGCTAAGCTCGGCATCGAGAAAGGCACGGGGGGCTACTCGGATAAAAACCTGATTAAAGCCTTCCTCACCCCCGCGGCCACTAGCTCCGTTGAGCCAGCTGCCGCCGCAGCGCCTAAGGCTGAAAAGAAGGCCGCGCCAGCCGCTGCCCCAGCGGGTGATAAGAAGAAGAACCCTTGGGATTAAGTTAACTACTACAGGCCGCCGGACGCCTGAACCCGAAGTCCGGCATTCGCTTTTATAACTTTAAAAAGAGGGAACATAACTATGGTAGCGTTGCCGAAGTCAGAGGTCGCTATGGTAGGCCGGATTTACGAGGCTATTGAGAAAACCGAGAAGCGCCCTTTACGCCTCGCGCGCATAGGGGCTTCGGGCATCGGGGAGGACTGCCTGCGGGCGAGTTGGCTCAGCTGGCGGGGATACGCGGAGTCCACGTTCGACGGGCGCATGTACCGGCTGTTCCGCACCGGGCATTTGCAGGAAGATCGGATTATTGAAGACTTGAGGCGCGCGGGCTACGAGGTCTGGTCCCATCAGCCGGACGGCGAGCAGTTCACGTACAACGACCCCACGGGGCACTTCGTCGCTAAGCTCGACGGCGTGATTCGCGGCGTACCGGGGGCGGAGAAGACCCCTCATGATTTAGAAGTTAAAACACACAGCAAGAAGAGCTTTACCGAGCTCGAGAAGAAGGGCGTTCAGGCCGCTAAGCCGCTGCACTACTTCCAGATGCAGGCGGGGATGATGACTTCCGGGTTAACGCGCGCGCTCTACGTAGCGCTGTGCAAGGACAACGAGCAGTATTATGTTGAGCGCGTTAAGCCCGATGAGCACGTGATGTCGATCATCCGCGAGCGGATTACTAAGCTCGTCGAGGCCGAACTGATCCCCGCTGGGGTGAGCGAGGACGGCAGCGCGTTCCCCTGCCGGTGGTGCGACATGCGCGCGGCCTGCGTAGGGGAGGCTGAGCCACTCAGGACGTGCCGCTCCTGCGTGAACGCGACTGTCCTAGGCGAGGGTGGAGGGTGGGCGTGTTCGCTCACGGGAGCGCTGCTGAGCGCGGCTGAGCAGCTCGCGGCCTGCGGCGAGTATGAAGCCAAAGCTGTGGTGCGCGTATGATTACCATCGGCGTTGACCCCGGACTCACCGGCGCAGTGGCCGTGCTGCGCGACGGAGCCGAGCTACTGAGCCTGTTCGACATGCCCGTCATGCAGTCCGGCGCGGGTGGCAGCCGTGTGCAGAAAATTGTGGACGGTAAAGCGCTATATCGGTTACTAGCCGAGCTACCTATTCACGCTAAGTATGTCAACGGATTAGGTCCCGTGGGTGAAACACTTTACGCTCTCGTTGAGCGCACCACGGCTATGCCGGGGCAGGGGGTCTCTTA